GACATGCAGAAAGGCTATGTGTTTGGTATAGATCTACAACAAGCAGGATGGCAAAATGTGATTGTGACAGAAGGTATCTTTGATGCACTCAGCATTGGTGGCATGGCTGTGATGCACAACGAAGTAAGTGATGATCAAGCAAGACTAATACGCAGTCTAGGACGCAATGTTGTTGTAGTGCCGGACCAAGATACTGCAGGTGTAGAGCTAATCGATCGTGCTGTGGAACTGGGATGGAGTGTAAGCATTCCAGACTGGCCAGCAGGTGTTAAAGATATCAACGATGCTGTGAAACTCTGGGGCAAGTTGACAACACTGCTAACTATAATGCAATCGAGTGAGAGCAGTCGAATTAAAATAGAACTAAGGAAGAAGCAACTTGTCAGAAGATTGTAAAAAGTATAATCCTGGATATGCGTCATCCTGGCAAGACTGGGTTGGAAAATATGCAAATTGTTCATTTGATTATTTTGCTCGGCACAATTCTGGACAACCGATGAATTATAAATTCAACAGCTCTGGTTATCGAGGAGGCGAACACTATCTGAATCCAGAAATATCTATATTTGGTAGTAGTTTTAGTTTTGGAGTAGGTGTAGAATTTGACAATTGTTGGCATCAACTGTTGGGAGATTACCGAGTAAACTGTTATGCGCCTGCTGGATTTTTAGTAACAAATAATGCTATCATTGATCACTATCAACAGACCAACATTACTTCTGGGATTGTGATATTACAATTTAGAGAATTTAAATACAACACCTTACCGGTTATCATACCCAATAATACCAAATGTTTCGTCATTGATGAAAATAACCACGATGATTTATTTGGATTCAACTACGCTAGTTTTGTAGACAAAGCTGAAGATAACACACACCCTGGACCAGAAACACATAAGCAATGGGCAACACAAATAAAGAAAAAGTTCAACTTGTGATTAGTCACCTTGAAGGATGTTCGGGAAATTTTTTAGGAAGACTGTTTGCCGATGACAATGATCAAAAACAATCTTATTTCAAAATTGATACCGACAAGCATGATCTGATCCTGGCCATCAACGGAGTTGATAGTTGGGATCAAGAACTCAAACACTTTAACAATCATCGAGTTGTAGTGACACACAATTTTAATCAACAACAAATTTGCAATTCTTTTCCAAACGCAAAAATCATACAAATATATCCATATACACACATTGGAAATGTTTTATACAACATCTGTTTTAAAAAAGTAAACACCAAAATAGATAATTTGCTAGATAATCATTTAATACACCTTGTTGAATGGTATCAGCACATTCAACAAAGACGCCCTGCCCAGGACTGCACAAATTTTTGGCAACTGCGTGACCAACAACAGGTTGAAAATCTATTGGAAATTAAATTTACAAAAACTCAAGAAAACTTTTTTAAAAAATATTGGGATCAGCAACTTCCTTATGCATTGAGCATTCCTAAAGAATCATTGTCGATTGAACAACTTATTGCTGTTTGGAATATTGACAATTATTTTAACGAATGGGCAGTTGCTTGGACTATTTTTGTTTATGAACTAATTAATCGTCGATTTGAACATCAACGATTGTGGTCCGTGGATGTTGATAAATTCAATTCCTGGGCTGATCTGTCAAAAATACAAAATAGATACAATGTCAAGACTTGACATCACCTACAATTAATTATATAATATATCATGCTTAAAGAATACGGACTTGATGTCCAACGACTATTTTTGGAAATGATGCTAGAAGACGCCAGCAGTTATGTGCGTGTTCAAAACATCTACAACCCTCAGAACTTTGACAAGAGTCTGCGTCCAGCGGCTGAGTTCATTAAAGAGCACACGGACAAGCATAAAACTATGCCGGACAAGATGCAGATTAGTGCAACTACCGGAATAAAACTACAACCGGTGCCTGATTTAAATGAAGGACACTTTGACTGGTTCATGACTGAGTTTGAGAGCTTTACTAAGCGTCAAGAGCTTGAACGTGCTATTCTTAAAAGTGCAGACCTGTTGGAAAAGGGTGAGTTCGAGCCAGTTGAGAAACTGATCAAAGACGCAGTACAGATCAGTCTGACCAAAGACATGGGCACAGATTACTTTGCTGATCCTGCGGCACGTATCAACAAATACTTTAACTCGGGCGGGCAAGTATCAACAGGTTGGCCACAACTAGACCGGTTGTTGTATGGTGGATTCAGTCGTGGTGAACTGAACATCTTTGCCGGTGGATCTGGGTCGGGCAAGAGTCTGGTCATGATGAACATTGCGCTTAACTGGTTACAACAAGGTTTGAGTGGTGTTTACATTACACTAGAGCTTAGTGAAGAACTCACTAGTCTGCGCACAGATGCCATGTTGACCAACATGTCAACAAAAGATATTCGCAAAGACATTGACACAACAGAACTCAAAGTTAAACTAGTGGCCAAGAAGAGTGGTCAGTATCGTGTGAAGGCATTACCAGCACAAAGCAACATTAATGACATCCGCAGTTATGTCAAAGAAGTGCAAATACAAACAGGTATTAAAGTAGACTTCATGATGATTGACTACCTGGACTTGCTGATGCCGGTCTCTGCCAAAGTCAGTCCCAACGATTTGTTTGTCAAAGACAAGTACGTGTCAGAAGAACTGCGCAACTTGGCCAAAGAACTTGGTGTGTTAATGGTCACTGCATCACAGTTGAATCGTAGTGCGGTTGAAGAAATTGAATTTGACCATAGTCATATTTCAGGCGGTATCAGTAAGATCAACACAGCAGATAATGTGTTTGGTATCTTTACTTCACGTGCTATGAAAGAGCGTGGCAAGTATCAGATACAATGTATGAAATCTCGAAGCTCGACCGGCGTTGGTCAAAAAATTGATTTGGAGTATAACATTGAAACTATGCGCATTACTGATGAAGGCGGGGACGAAGGAACAGGGTACAATCGTCCACAAAGTTCACTTATGGACTCAATCAAAGCAAAAAGTCAACTCAAGCCTGCTGACACCACAGAAGACAAATCGCCACCATGGGAACGAGCCGCAGGAACTCCTGCTTGGGAACAGCCGGCCAAGGTAACAGGTGATGTACAAAGTGCTAAACTCAAACAGTTATTGGGACAGATTAAAAGCACTTGACCAATTAATATTGTGTTAACATGTTGTGTAATTCAGGCAGATAATTTTTCATCTGAATTTTTTTAAATGCATCTTGTATTTTAAGTTGTTCAAGCATCGTTTGAAAATTTTGTTGATCTTGATCTGTGTGTACGGGTCCAATAAAAGTATTGTAATCAACTGCAGATAGTTGACGTTTTAATATTTTTTTAATTGACACTGGGAGTGCTCGTGGCTGTAGCCAACTTGGATTGTAAACTGGATTTACAGAATACACCATGTTGTTTTTGTCAAACCATTCAACAGTGCTAGTATGAGACAAAATATTTAAATTGCTCAATGTGTAATTTGAACTAATATTGTCAGTTAACTCTCGAAAAAATGTTAGATTGCTGTTAACATCTGCCCAGTTAAGAGGATATCTCAAGTATTCGAATACAGATTCTATTCCATCGATGCTGACAGAAAAATTAATATTCTTAAATTTTGATATGACTTGTTTTTGTCTTGAAGTTAATTTTACACTACCATTAGTAACCATACTTAAAAATATGTCGGTATTTCCTGATTCAACAAGATATTCTAGCAGATCAAAATTTTTCTTTTCGTACAACGGTTCACCGCCAACAAAACTTAGCATTTTAAGTTCTTTAAAATCGACTTTTGTTTTTAGTTGATCTATATCAATGAATTTATATGAAGAGTTTAACTGAATCTTTGTATTGTTTTTGTGAAGTAATTGAGACCAACTGCTACTGAAACCGGGCCCGCAACTTACGCAAGTTGCATTGCATGTGTAACTGGTAAACAATTTAAGCATTAAAATATCATTTAAATTTCCATCTATTGCATCTTGTTTTATAGATTCTATATCTCTATCCCAGTAAAAATCTAAAGAACTATTTTTTACCTGCCGATCACTTTTTAACCCATGTTCTTCAAGATTCCAACATTTTTGACACGCCGAAGTTTTAACTCCTGTTAATAAGTCTGATTTAATTTGATCAATGTTGTAATTTTGTGGTAATAAACAGCAATGTGTTTCTCGATCATTCCAATTTATTTCTCTTCCAACCCAGGGCAAAACACAAAATGTATTCATCTTTTATTTAAGTATAATGTATGCTACAATCAAATAAATAATACAAAGGGTTCGGGACCAAAATGCAAAAGAAAACTCGTAGTTTATTAGAAGAATTAGACAGCATGTATGTGGAGCGTGACTCCCGCTATGTTATCGAAAATCGTGCTGGTAACATCATTGCCAGTGCTATACGCTTGTTAGAGCAGATTGACTCCAGTTACGAGCCCGAGGCAGCTAAAAATTTGCAACGCAAGTTGATCAATGC